TCGATGAATGCAACCTCATCAAGATATAGAAAATTAACTGATTTACCACGAATTGCGCTTGAAGAGGTAGTACCTGCCAAAACTTGACAACCATTCTCAAGTGCAATGTTTCCTTTGTTCCATTCTTCAACCCCTTGTTGCAGCCATTTAGGTAATGCTTCAAATGCAAGCTTAACTCTCGCCATAACTTCTCGAGCGGCATCACCTTTGTTAGCTAATATAGCAACGGTTTTAAATTCGTTAAATAAAACATAGTGTAAAATAATCGCCATAGCAGTAGTTGTTTTACCAGACTGACGTGCGGTTAATACAGCAACTCTGCGGTTTTCTGTAATCTTTCGAGTAATATTTTCTTGATATGGATACATTTCAAAAGGTACAAGACCTTTGTCAACATGAACAATCTTAATATATTTCTTAGCAAAATATATCGGATCCTTTGCGCATTTCATATATTCTTTTAATAGTTCAGGAGTCCATTCAATTTCTTGTCCGCTATTTTTAAGATTAACATTGCCTAAATAACCTTCACTCATTTGTATTCTCTTTTAACATTTTTAACAAATCAGCAGTTGATACAATAAGATTATTGTTTGTAACATTACTTTGTGCAGCTTCTTTTGGCCCATTAAGCTCTTCTTTTGCAAACTTTTTCTTAGTAGATACCTCAGCAAAATCTTTATTTGCGTCTAACAAGGTTTTCATAAGAGTAGATACAACTTCAAATGCTCTAGGTTGTTCAGACTGCTTTGCAATCTCGAGCATTTCTCTTACTGCTTCTTGTCCAGTATTCATTACATCCTGAATGTTTGATCTTACTTTTTCTAAATCATTTAGATTTTCATCATCAAATTCTACGATTTCAGCAGGCAGATTTTCTTCTACAACTTCAACGGGTAAATCTTCTGTGGCTTCTTCTCTCACTTCTGAAAGAGGCCGCATGCCCAGATTTTCAGCTATTTTATCATTATTCATTTATTCACTCACTATTGTTTTAATTATACCCCAATTATCGTCGAATTCTATATCAGTATATGGTACTGAACCGAAATCAGGCGAAGTAATAAAGATTGTAGGAACTGTTCTATAACCAAGACCAGCATTCGTTACAGTAATTGAAGATACATCTCCGCTTGGAAGAATATTAGGAATTGCTGTAGCCGTGGTAGCAGTAGGCGCAGAAACATTTACAGTTGGTGTATTTGCATAAAATTTTCCGTTATTTGTAATCGTTACACTATCTATGCCACCGTTAACAAGATTAGGCGTAGCTGTTGCCGCAAACGAAGCTGCCGTATCATCTGGATCTTGAATAGTAACTATAGGAACTGTATTACCATATTCAGCACCACCTTCAACCACATTTATAGCAGAAACTACACCGTCAGTTACAACTAAGTTAGCAGAAGGCAATGATTTATCAAAGTTACTTTCAAACACGCTGCCGTTTTGTGCTGTTGATGGTACTGTATAAGATGAACCATCTGCTCCAGACATAGAAGCTTGAACATCCCATGTAATATTATCAACGTATCCGATAAAACTTCTGTTTGCTCCATCAAAGACAGACTCGTTACCTTGGGCATCACCAGCTCTAATTATGTGGCCAGGGAATAATATATTACCGCTACCTTTAGCAACGGAAGTACCCTTTGTTCCGTTTAAGTTAACTCTTATATTTGTACCTTCTTGTTCTACTTCAACATGGTTCCATTGATTTAAAATTAAATTACTATCTGAGTTTACACTTGGACCGCCACCGTATTGGAATTTTACTTGACCATCGTCTGAGTTATAAAGCAATTTCCAGAAGCTAGAAAATATTAAAGAGAATGGATTACCTCCAGGAAATGATGTTGGATAAACCCACAATTGTATTTTATAACCAGTTGCCGTATTAAAAAATCCAGCAGAAGTATGTAATTCAGTAACATCATCTTCATGGTCGTGATGCAAAGCATCATCTCCAAATTTAAATTCTGGTGATTTAGAAGGTGGAGGACTTATTGTAAAAGTAGGATTACTATAGAAATTACCACCATTTGTAACTGTGATTGCATCGATTACTCCATTTGCGGTACTTGCAGTAGCTGTAGCAGTGGTAGGAGTCGCGTCTGGTAATGATATAGAAATAGTCGGAGTTGTACTAAAGTATCCTCCAGGTTCAGCTACTGATATATTAGTGATTGATCCACTAGTTAAAGTAGGGATTAAACTCGCGTTAGCTACATCTGGTGCAGATATTGTTACAGTCGTATTCGCATTATACTGTTCACCAGAATTCGTAACAGTAATAGAGCTCACTGTACCGTTAACCAAACTAGCAACAGCTTGTGCCTGTTCTCCATCTATAGTAATAGGTTCACCGTTTGCGCTAAGTCCAGGTCTAATATCTAAACCTTCTATGAATGGAGAATCTGTTGCTGTTCCGTTAAACATATCAACGTCTACAAATTTAATTACTTGTTTTCTCTTTTCTGGTCCAAAGAACCAACCCTTTAAAGTAAATGTAAGAGTATATAATATAGCTCTTCTTTCTTCGAAAGTACCTTCATAAAGGTCTTCAGTTGTAACACTTGTCATAACAATTGGAATATCTATTGGGTCTATATCAGCTATCATTTGAGCAGACACTGTAAAATCTGGTGTAAAGAACGGAAGTATTTGTTCCATAATTTTTGTAGCATCTTCTGCGTACTTAGTCATAATGTAAAGAGAAAACTCTAAGTTATAAGGAACTGGAGAATAGATAAAATCTCGTCCATCATCAGTTTCATCTTTATTTCTTTTTATAAGTTTTTGAGTAGAACCAATTTTTCGCGTAGCATCATAAGCAAGACTAGTCATCTCAAAAGACATTCTAGGCAGAGTCATAGCAGGACGACGGCTGTTAATAAGATCAGGATCTTGAGTTGCTCGTGCTAATATTTTTTGAAATGGTGCGTAAGATAACGGCACAATCATATCTTTTTTAGTAACGCCTGCGTTATCTTGTCTCTGAATTTTTAATTGATTAAACAGAGTCCCAAACAGTGCAACATATTTTCTTGTCGTTGAGTTATAAAAGTAATTTGCAATTGCCATATTATGAGTCCTGTATTGAAATATTTTCGCTGAATGGATCCATCTCAGAGAAATCTATGATATCATCAGCCTGCGACTCGAAGAATACGTTTTGGGAAATAGGATCTGTGTTTGCTAAATTCGTAAGTGTAGTAACGGTATTAGCAGAAGTATCAATATCTTCAAAATAATTATCAATCTCATAATAACCAGTATCGAATGTTTCACCAGAATATTCTGCGAGTTCACAACGCATATCATACACTTGAAGAGAACCAGATTGATAGAATATACTTTCGTGCTCAACATGCTGAATTTTGTACATTTTACCGTTAAGAGGGAGGAATATCATTTCTCCTTCCAACGGTCTTTTTCTAGTGTCTTTTTCTCTTGTTACAAACCGTTCGAATGTTCTTATTGCTACAGTAAATGTAATTGAGTCTCTGATTTGAAGACCAAACTTACTTAAGAAATCTCCTTCACCTTCAAAACCGTCAACGTTTTTAATATAAACTTCAAAATCGTAATAGTTATCAAATGTAGGTAGATCATCCTCATTTAAAATCTTATCGACATTAGAATGCAATCTCGTAACGAACTTAACGTCGAGACCATAGATCTGAATTGATTCAATTACTAAGTCATCAATTAAGTTCTGTTCGTTTGTGTTATCAATGTTTCTAAAGAATGCATTAGTTGCCATGATTTATCCAATGAAGTTATATGTAAGTGGTTGCAATGAACGTATTGCGTCTTCTTCTATTTGTTGCCGCTCAGCTCTTGCTTCTGATAAGATTTGTTCACCGTTAAAAGATACACCACCTACTAATTGCATATTGGTAAATTTAGTTAAGTTTAGTCCCCATTGTTCTCTTACCAAAACAGCAGCATAGTTCTGTAACCAACGATCTGTCCAAACATCAGCATATTCGTCAGGATCAATAATATCATAAGCTTCTATAATAATATAGTTACCTACTACCCAACCCTTTCTATCTGTATCAACATGCAATTTATTAACATGTCTATTATAACGAACCATCGGTTTACCGACAAGAATTTCTTGAAGGAACTCGATATGTTGCATAGTCATATAATAGTTCTGCATACTATAGCTTGTCATATCCTGAATATTATTTAAAACAAATTGATATGTTACGTTAAACATACCAGTACCTGTTGAGATAGATGTATCGAAAGAGAATATTTTTGATATACCTAAAAGTTTAGGAGGTAAAGGAACCCAACCTCTTTCTTTATCTTCTTCAGTTATCTGGTGTTTAAGATATACCATTTGTGATCCGTTGTAATGGTAATCTCTCCAAAAAGAAACTGCTTCGTCTACTCGGTCTTCAATCTGTTCTTCTGACACGTTAATTTGAATAACAGGTGCACCGATTTTTCTTAAGACGTAATCTTGAAATTCTTCTCTTGACTGTGGTTGCGCCATTGTTTTCTCCTTACGCCAGTTCTTCTTTGATGATTACTTTAATGTAACCTGAGTTTGGAAAACTCTCGATCTGACCGTTATTGTATGTAACCTGGAATTCTGCGTTATGAATACCGGTGTTAGATGTATCACCAGCTTGCCAAGTATATGATACTATACCTTTTGCCGGATTTACGATTGCGCCTGTTCCCAGATTGATAACATTAGTGCCAGAATCTGTAGACATATTAAATCTTATTAATGAAGCCGTAGCTAATGATTTTGCTCGTCCTGAAGAATCAGTAAGAACCGCTTCAATTGCTGGCGCAGTATCATTTTGTTTTATATAAAAGTTAGCTGCCATTTGTTTTCTCCAAGTATTTACTCTTATTTATTAAAACTGTCATCGTACTTCTGCGTATGTTATGCCAGAATTTCTTATCTTAACGTCGTTAGGCTCTTGTTTAATTACTGCTTCATTTGATGCAAGTCTTGTTAACTCTGCATCGTTTTTACCAAATCTTGTTTTATTAAGAAGAGTATAGTTTTCGCCGTATCCATACAAAGAGAAATCGAATGCAGTAGCACCTTCTATCTCAGAGAATTGAGCCATGGTTCCTGAGAACAATATTTCAAAGGTTGGATTTGCGGTAGCAGCTACTGGAACTTTACCGTATGATATCGCAGTAAAGTCTAGTTCGTTATTTGCTGAAGTTAAGTAGCTTTGAATACCGAATTCTATACGACCAGATTGGTCAAGTGTAAAATCTATTGCTCCTGAAAATTCACCATAGATAGTAGGTGTTACAATACCTGCTTCAACATCAAACGTCAATATTTGATTTAATTCGGCAAGAACCGGATTAAAAACGTCAGATGTAAAACTTAGATCGAAGACACCAGAAGCTTGTCCTTCGATGGTTGAAAAACCGCCACCGAAGAAACTAATATCTAATGTTGATGTAAATACGCCATTTGCGGACATTTAGACAGTCCTTTATGCGCCACCAGCAGTAATTGTAAATGTAGTGATTGTAATTTGTTGACCAATTGCGATGTTAGTATTGTCTAACTGCATATCTCCACCTGCGCCAGATGCAGAAATAGTACCTTGCATATGACAAACTGTTCCATCGTTTTGGTGAATTCTAAAATACCCTGCCGTACCTGATGCATCTGCTGATAAATCTTGCCAACTACCTGATAATTGAATTACTCCGCCAGCAGGAGTTGCAAGCCAATCTGAAGGTAATACCATAGTAGCAACAATATTACCAGTATTTGCACTCGCACACTCTGTGGGTGATGCACCTGTTGCTATTGTTAAGATCGGATTTGCACCGATTGTAGTCTCTAGTGACTGGAGCGTACCATTTCTGGCGCCAGGCGATAACTGAAAGGCCATGTCTTTCTCCTTTGTTTCAAACTTATTTCTACTATTTATAAAAATATAGGTTGACACTTTTTAGGAGACACGGTAGAATAGTATTATCTACTACAAAATAAAGTTATCTTCTTTCTATATCTTCTTCTGAGAGAGTATCTCCCATCCAAACCTCAATTACCTTTACTGGTTTATCACCGACATTCGTTGCGTGATGCCATGTTCGTCTTGGAATGTCAATGCTGTCTCCTGTTTTATAGATTTTAGATGTACTATATCCATTTTGGAAGTCTAGATTCATTTTAAGATCTCCATCAACAACATGCCAATGCTCAGAACGTATAAAATGTCTTTGATCAGATAATGATTTACCAACATCTATAGACAGTTCTTTAACTTTCCAATGACCATTTTGATCTAATTCTCTGTATTTACCCCACAATCTTTTTGTTGTAGGTTTATCCCATTCTTTTAAAATCCAAGATGAACTATTTTTCTTATCTTCTCCACCAACACCAAATAAAAATTCTACATCATCGAATACCATTTCTGGAATATTATCTTTAGTACGATCTCCACCATTCGCGAAGACTATGCTAGAATTTCCTGGTGCTTGTTTCTTTACATATTCAATAGCGTTAATTGCTGTATCATCGTCATCATTAAATGCGAATACATGTCCTACACAACCTATTTCTTTAATGATTGCAATACGTTCTTCAACTGGCATAAAAGGTCTTCCCTTTTTTCGTGTTAACCACTCATCACTATTAACACCAACAAATAGAATAGAACCTAATTCCTTAGCAGCTTTAAAATACGCGATATGTCCTGAATGTAAAGGGTCAAACCCTCCTGTTACGATTACTGGTTTCATTTTCTTTCCTTCATCATATATTGCCAAGCGAAATTAATACTTTTATTGGATTGCATACGGTTATTTATTAAGGCTGGATGAATCCACCAATCTTCATAAGCATGCTCTTCATCAATAGCTACATCTGAAACGCATAAAATATAGCCTACATTCTTAAGGAATTCTCTGCTAGCGTCTCTCATTTCATCTCCCCACCAACAAGCATTATGTTGAAACTGAATTGTAGAAAATTCATGCTTATGATATGGTATAGATTCTAGTACTTTATAAGAAGCTGAGTCTGCGTTTATTCTTAGATAATCTACACGTTGCTCTATACAGTTTTGCTTAAAAAGTTGTGAGTAATCTATGTTTGAAGCGTCAGCAAAAATTATATTTGTCTTTCTTTCTCTACTAAACTTAGAACACATTCTTTCTGAGTAATCTAAAGATATACCTTTCCAATTAAATTTATCTTCTAATAGAAATGTATTATTGAATAGTGTAGGATGGCCTGATCCTATTTCTATAAAGGAACCGTCTGTTTTACCATCTAATAATGACAACACAAACATATCTTGGAAATGGCGGGAATAATTTTTATCGATTTTATCCATGCCTTCAAAGGGAAATCTGTATTTAGATTTTTCTTCTTTAGTATAAGGTATTGTACTTGGATAACCGACAGATCCTAACCATCCATTAACACTATCACTTATCTCTTTAGTCATATTTAGTTTTTCTTTGTATTTCAAATCAAAGAGCAAGTTTCTAGAGTCATCTCTTCCGTCAGATTTCCATTTAGAAACTGCATAACAATATTTTAATCCAACTTTTCCTGGGTAATCTTTTAAATCTTCAATGGGTTCATGCTCTTCATTTTGTGATAAAGCTATTTTCGCATACATTAAAGCATTTCTGAATTTGCTTTGGTCTATAGCCCATCTAGAAGCAAAATAATATGCTTCTGGCCTATTCGGCAAAATAGACATCGCTAATTTAATTAGACCTTTTGAAGTTTCATTACGTGCTTCAGATCTTGCAAAAATCATTGCACCTTTTATTAAACACTTATATTGTAATTCTAGTTCTTCGTCTGAATTTCCAGTCACAAAATCAGCAGCTCTAAGATACCAACCGAATGCTGCAGCTCCTTGTTTAAGAGAATCGTATTCTAAAGCTAACTTATACATCTTAAACGGATTAGAATAATCTAACACAACATCGTTTAAAACTTGCATATTTTTAAATTTCATAATCTACTCTCCATAAAGAAAATTTGCAAACACATTTTGAGGCATGCGTAACACATACGAGGCATTATCTTGCCATCCATAAGAAATAAGAATATCGTTACCCAACATTGCAGCGCCTGTTACAAATTCTATATTATAATCTTGTGCTTTAACATGATCATAATAAGTTCCCATAAAATGGAATTCTTTAGATTTATGAACTATATTCCAATCGTTATCCCATACGATTACTCTGTGCGCATAGTTACCATCTTTTCTGCCAAAAGGATCTCTTAATAGGTTTGTTTCGTGAATAAAAGCCATTCTTTGATTTTCATTAATGCGAAGTACTTGAGATCCACCTCTAAAATCTTTATTCGCGTTAACAAATTTTGACGCGTCATATACCGCATCTACCGTTGTTCCTTCATCTATATCGAATTTAATCACCTGAGTAGGATTTGTCCATTTTACAAAGTGATAAGGCATATCAAGAATAGGCATCCAATTTTTTTCACAATAAGATCCGTCATCACCAGGAGCAGGAATTGGATGACGCGACAATTCTTTCCATTCACCATCTACGAAATCTATATGACACATTTCCATGCGCCCTTTACCCTTATTATCATAACAATCTCTTCTTACACCACATAAGAATAGTTTATCGTCCCAACTAAACAAGCGCGCATCTTCTAATCCAATAAAATTCCAAGTAGGTTCTGTATCTAAAACCATATTAATTCTTTGAGCATTGGCCAGATTCATATTCTTATCAAGCTCGCATATTACGTTATGCGTTCTCAAAGTAACATCTGTTTCGGGATGTACGTATACCAAAGGACCCCACTGATGAGGAAACTGTTTACCTTCTGAGTGATATAAGATATAGTTAACGTGTCTTACGTTAACGAGTATTTTTCCTTTGTGAAGAAAAATAGAGGGGTTCATAATCCCTGTTTCGTTACCAAGCACTTCTGTTGGTATACAAATTGGGTGCAGTGAACCGCCTCTTTTTAAGGCGTAATTAGCTAATCCACCTGTGTGCAAATCGTGCATTTTGTCTCCATAATATAAAACTATAACAAAGTATAGGCGATCTTACCAAGAAGGTGCGATCTCAGTCATAGCAGTTTGTTGAACTTTTTTCTGTAAAATATTATTTATCATCGTTACTTCGGAAGCACTTAAGCTTTCTTCTACCCAAGCGATAACGTTTTCTTTTGTTACATCATCTAAAGCTACAAAATCTGCTGCGCTAGTAGTTGAAACATCAAGATTAGTTTTTCCCAAATATACTGAAGAATTGCCGTCACTGTCTGTGGCTTTCTTTCTCCATTGAACTTGGATAATTGCATTAGTTAAACTTTCACCACCAGCGTTAGTTACATCTGCATGCCCAAGCTTTATAATTTCCCAAGTATATGTCATTTTTTATTCGCCTTCGCTTGCATCAGGCGCTGCTACCGCTACACCCCAAGGCAAATCTTCTCCAGCAACTTCTGTTTCTACATTTCTACTGATTTCTTTTGTAAGTTGCTCATCAATATGTGCTTTATATTGGGCATCATTATTAACAACGTTTTGAATCCAACCAATAACATCAGCTTCTTCTAAGGTTTCGAAAGGTGTGAATGAACCAGCAGGAACACTTGCTGCAGTAAATGGTGTTGCCCCTGACCATTCGCCAGAGTTTCCGTTCTCGTCAGTACCGATGATAGTCCAATAAGTTTGAACAACAGCGTTTTGCAATGTAGCGCCTTCGCTGTTAACTTCATCTTTTACCTTCAGATTGCGGACTTTGTAAGTATATGAAAGTGCCATTTTAAATCTCCGTTTGTTTATCGTTCAGTGTTCTATGTGAACACGTTAAATTATATAGCTATTTATACATCTTTGTTACTATACAAATACAAATCAACTGGTATACATATTCTAAATTCAGAGTAGTAAGGTTTTACGTGATGGTAATTAAAAGAAGGAAAGATTACATAATCACCAGTTTCTGGGACGAATGCATGATGCGCAAATAAATCATCAAACGAACTATCGTATCCACGATTTGCATTACTTCTTGGATCAATGAATACAATTGACCCACCAGAATACTTATCTTCAGCTAAAACGTAAAACACAGCTGATATGTGTGCACCAGAATGGTTATGGGTTGTCATGCTATAACCTTTACCATGACCTGTAATCCAAGCTTTAATTTCGTGATCGCCAAAGTCTTCTATAGTCTTACTGATTGTGTTTGTAAGATATTCGTTGAATTTACCATGAACAACGGACTTAAACTTATTCATCATTTCAGAATTATCTGTAAAAATATTTGCGCCATCTACATCACCGCCTGGATCGTTTAGGTCGTAGTTTGCAAATAGGTACTCAAATAACCCTTCAACTTCAAATTTCCCTTGACCAAACATAGTAGGCCATCTTGGAGTCATTTCCATATTCAATCTCCTCATAATATATACCATTATTTATAACGGTTTACAAAGCTCTAAAATTATTGTATAAATAGATATATACGACATGGAGAATAGCAGTGACATTTGACCAATTTGAAAATTTCTTATTAACAGAAGAATGCTTTAATAACCACGACGTATCTCATATAGATGAAGATGGAAATCAGCATTACATAAAACAATCAGAATACATTGCTTATCTTGGAGAAACTACGGTTTTATTAGCAAATAAAGCTACCATTAAAGTAGAACAGTTTGAAAAACCTTTAGGCATTAATAACGGAACTGTTCATGTTTTTTATAATCAGGAAAACGGTGCATCTTTTGATGTACATACTGATCCAATTGATGTTATTATAGAATGCGTCGAAGGAACTAAGATCATGGAAGTTGAAGGTAAAGAGATTTCTTTATCTAAAAATGAAACTCTGTTCATAGAAGCAGGAACACCGCACAGAGCGTTAAATTATGAAAAGGCATTAATGTTATCACATGGCATTCACGACTCAGAAACACTTAATCGTATACGTTAAGACTACAGAAACTTGTAATTTAAATTGTGCACATTGTTTTACCTCTGGTATCAATGGTCGTAAAATTTATTTTGATGCAGATAAAACTGCAAAGTGGTGTAACGAACTAGACGATGGTTCAAACCGTATTCACTTCGAATATCATGGTGGAGAACCTTTGCTAGCGCCTATGAAAGATCTGTGGCATTTCTATAATGTTACGAAAGACCATTGGGGTGATAAATGCACACATGGTATTACAACAAATCTAACTTATAAACTTACAGACGAACGTATCGAGTTTCTTAAAATATTAGACTCTGGTTCTATCGGTACATCGTGGGACCCAAATATTAGATTTGCAAATGAAAAGCAGAGAAAGTTATGGGAAGATAACGTAAAGCTTTTGGTTGCTGAGGGATGTTATATACAATGCTTTATTTCAGTGTCTAAAGATGTTGTTGCAATGGATCCTCTTGAAATTGCTGATTATATGTATTCATTAGGTATTGGTACTATTAGTTATGAGAGACTTACTCATGATGGTAACGCAACGATAAACACAGAAATCTTCCCTCATAATTCTGAGCTCGATGCTTTTTGGATGAAAATGCATGAGACAACTAAAGATCACCCTATTGAAAACAACTTTCTTAACTCAGTTTATGATAAGTTTAGTAAAGGTCAATTCTTTAACGGTACGTTCTGTAGGGATTGTGAACAAAAGATACACACAATCAATGCTGATGGAACTGTAGCAGGTTGTCCTAATACTGCGCCTACTCAATGGTATGGTGATATTAGTATGCCAGCAAAAGAAGTAAGATTAAGCCCGAAACGAATGGAAATCATTTCGTGTGAAACTCATGATCGTGATCCAAGATGTTATGATTGCCCAGTCTTTATCTATTGCCATTCTGATTGTCACCAACTTCAATGGATGGAAGACGTTTGTCCAGCGCCTAAAACTCTAATGCTAAAACTAGCAGGAGATAAGGGATGGATTTAATTATTAAACCCACTGAAGCTTGCAATTTTAAATGTACATTTTGTTCTTCTACCGACATCGATCCTAACGAAGTTGGCTTATTAGACTTGGAATACATATACAAATTTCTTAAGCGATATCCCGATACTAATACTATTATCGTTAATGGTGGTGACCCTCTTATGGTAAAGCCAGAATATTATCAGGAACTAATAGATCATCTTAATGAACATGATTATCCCGCATCAATTAGTTTTACATCTAATCTGTGGCCTTTTTTAATGCGCCCCGAGAAGTGGCTTCCTATCTTTAAGAATGATAGGTTTGGTTGTGCAACATCATTTCAATATGGTGGTGGTAGATTAAAAGGTGATTATTCCGAATTTACTGAGAAAGATTTTTGGATGGTATCAAACGCTATGTTGAAACACACTGGAGAAAGACCAGACTTTATTGCCGTCATAACAGATGAGAACGAACATCTTGCTATTAAGAACGTTGAACTTGCTAAAGAAATGGGTGTAGAATGCAAACTAAATTATGCTATGGCTTCTGGTGTTCAAGGCAGTACATATCAGTTAAGTAAGATTTACGAAACATATCTTGAGATATACGATCGTGGATTAGCAGAATACGAATATAATACAAAGCAAATGATGAAACGCCTCAAAGGTTTTTCAACATCTTGTCCACAAAATAGACAATGTGATAGTGGCATTCGGGCTTTTAACCCTGGCGGTGATTACTATTCTTGCGGTTCGTTTGCTGATGATATGGATTATCCTATTGATTTTGAGGAAGAAATGAATGGCGAGATGCAGACTCCATTAGCTAATGATCCTCATATCCAAACAATGAAGATGGCTTGTTATACATGTCCAATGTTCGAAATATGTAATGGTTGTAAAAAGACAGTACGTGATATGAAAAGAGAAGGGACAAATGAATCACATTGCAAACAAATGAAAACGCTCGCTCCAAGAATACTTGCTACGAATGGAATGAGCCCAGATATGGTGACGCCTTATGTTGATGAATCTATCAATTAATCCCACCTACTATTGTAACTTCAGCTGTGATTTTTGTTATTTAACGCCAGCACAATTAAACGATAGACATAAGATAACGCCTTTATGGTTAGATCATTCTTTAAGTCAAGTAGATGATCAAATAGGGCACGTAGATCTATACGGCGGTGAGATTGGTTTACTATCACCAGA